TTGGACGACACCTGCCCCTCTTTTTTACGAGGGGAAACGAGGGTTTTGACCAAAACAGCAAACGGGGGAACTCCAGCACTCGGCCATGACGCGTAAACTCAGCAACCTCGAGATCGGAACGGCGTTGAACATCACTCCGCAGCGCGTGAGCGTGCTCAAACGCGAAGGCCTTCCCACGGACTCAATCGAAGCCGCCCTGGCGTGGCGGGCCGCTCGCGACGAAGCCCGGTCAGCCAAGGCCCCGAAGGCGGCGCCGGCGCAGCTCGACGACGGCACGCTGGCCGACACCATCGCCCAGCACCGTGCGCTCGTCGGCCGAGCCCGAAGCGTCTGGCAGGCCGCGATGGATGGCGGAGATCCGAACGGGCCGAAGTACCAGACCAGTTATAACCAGTCCCTACGCACCCTCGTGTCCCTCGAGGAAGAGCAGGAGCGTCGGCTCATCCTGGCTAAGGACTACATCGCCGCGAAGGAAGCGACGGAGGCCATGCGTCAGCTGATGGGCGAAGTCGTCAACCGCCTCGACAAGTTGGCCCTGGACGTGGCCGAAGGGTGCAACCCAGAGAATCCGGCGAAGGCCGTTAAGGCGCTCGAGGCTTGGGTACGCAAGACGAAGGCCGACCTCTCCGCGAACGATGAAGAAGCGTAAGCCCAAGCCCAGGCGCAAGCCGATGCCGAAGCCGTCGCGTCCGTTCAAGCGCAAGCCGAGGAAGTGGTCGGAGTTGTCCGACGAGCTGTATCGTCTGCTCAAGGAGGCAGGGCTTTATGAATAAGACCGACCTTCTCCGCGTAGGCCGTGACGTGCTTAGGCCGTCCGACTCCGGCGACGTGGTCGAGTGGCTGGAGGAGAACGTGCTCGCCATCCCCGACTCGCCGATGCCCGGGCCGTTCCGCTCCGAGCGCACGCCGTGGATCGCCGAGGCCTTGCGCATCGCCGCCGACCCTGAGACGAGGATGCTCACCGTCCTCGCCAGCATCCAGTCTGGCAAATCCCTCTTCGCCCGCCTGCTGACGTGCCACATCATCGCCAACGCCCCAGGGCCGACGGCCGTCTTCCAATCTACCGACGCAGAAGCGAAGGACTTCGCCTTGCGCTACATGCGCCCCGTCTGGAACAACTGCCCGCCAGTGAAGGCCCGCATCTCGGTCGACGACATGGATCGCTCGACGACGACGGACTTCGACCGCATGACGCTCTACTGTCGCGGCCTGTGGAACGAGGCGAACCTCCAGCGCCTTTCCCTGCGTTACACCATCGCCGACGAATGCTGGATGGCCCCGCCCGGTCACCTTGCCGAACTGAGCGCGCGCGTGACGGCCTTCGGTTGGATGGGCAAACGCATCTTCATGTCTCAGGGCGGGCGGGCTGGGCAGGAGTTCCATCAGCTGCACGAGACGACCGACCAACGTGATTGGAACTTCAGGTGTGTCCGATGCGACACGCTCCAGCCCTGGTTATGGGAACAGGTCAGGTTTCCAGACTCGGCCAAGACGACCGGCTCATGGGATTTGCAGATGGTCAGCACCGGCACGACCTACGAATGCGCCTCATGCCAGGAGCGACTCCCCGATAACAACGCCACGCGCCTCGAAGCGAACCGACGTGGTGCCTTTGTGGCTACGGCATCGGCCGCGAACTCCGGGCACATCGGCCTGCATTGGAACAGCCTTGCGACGATGAGCTGGGGCGAACTGGCCGTGATGATGATTAAGGCGAAGGAGGCGGCTGACATCTACGGAGACGAGGACGCCCGCCGGCAGTTCAAGCAGAAGCGGCTGGCCCTGCCCTGGGCGGAGGAGGGCGGCGAGATCGTGAACATCGCCCAGGCCGCGAACTACAACATGACCGACGACTGGGACGGGGAGTCAGTAATCACTCCGAAGGGCAGGGTCGTCGACCGCGAGGGAGCGCCCGATGGCTCGTTCCCGTTCCGCACGGCCGGCATAGACGTGCAGCGAGGTTTCTTTTATTGCGTGATCAGGCGCTGGAGCCGCACCGGGCACAGCCGCCTGAAGGCCTTCGCGAAGATTGACACATGGAACGACCTAGAGGCCTTCGTGAAGAAACACCAAGTACATCAGGCCCTGGTCATGGTCGATGCCGGAGACCAAGCGCAGGACGTATATCGGCAGACCGCGGCCCGTGGCTGGAAGTGTGCGAAGGGGTCGGGCAACGAAGACTTCAGCGTGACGGCCAAGGACGGGAAGACCACCCGCCGATTCTATTCGGATAAGCAGACCATCATGGTGCCCGGTCTCCAGACGCGGGCCGTCCTGATCGTCTGGTCAAACCTCGCCGGCAAAGACCTCCTGCACGGCCTACGCTCTCGGAAAGTATTCACCTACTCCCTCGACGCTGGTCAGGACTACGTGGATCAGATGGGAGCCGAGGTGCGCGTAAAGGATAGGCGCACGGGAAAACCTCAGTGGCTCCTTCCCCAGGGGAAGAAGGACAACCATGCTTTCGACTGCGAACTCCTCGGCCTCCTGGCGGCCGTGCGCTGGGGCATCGTCGGCAAGGAAAGCACCGAAACCGACTTGCCTTCCGCGTGAACCTGGGGAGAATTCACCTAAGCGGCGGCGCCGATAGTTGCGGGAAGAAGAGCTCGTGGCGTGGATATGGGCGTCGCCGCCCCCTTCGTTGCCAATTACCGCAAGATTAAATGGCACAAGGAATCTTCATCGGCCTGACGGAATGCGAGCTTCTCGACCTAAAAGCGAAGGCTCTTCAGCTGATCATGGACGGCAAGACCCTGATGTCCTATTCCGACTCCGGCTCCTCGGCCACCAAGCAGTTCGCTTTGCCTCCTAAGGAGATGCTTAACGAAGCGATGTTTGCCCTGTCCCGCCTCGACCCGCGCAAGTATGGTCGCCGTAACACGATGATCTACTCCCGCTGGGACAATCGTTACGAATAATCTATGGCCCCCCGCAAGAAAGACACGAAGCCCGCCAAGTCTTCCGCGAGGAAGAAGCAGACGACCGCGCCTCAGGCCGCGTCGACGTCCGGGCCGACGTTCAACAACCAGTACAGCGGGAACCAGTGGGGCTCGACCGTCCAGACGTACGCCCGCCGGGTCATCTACGCTCCGCAGCCGGACGACCTTCGTCGCGACCTCTCGCCCTGGGATCGCAACGAGATGGTCAAGAAGTGCCGATGGGCCGAGCGTGAGTCCGCCCTGTTCCGTCAAATCCTGAACGACCTGTGCATCTACGTCGTCGGCGACGGCATCAAGCCGCAGGCCCACGCAGACAACCCGGAGACTTCCCGCCTTTACGAGGAGTATTTCGCCCGCCAGGCCAAGCGCATCGACGTCTCCGGCAAGTCCTTCTACCAGTGTCAGTCGATTCTAATCCGTGCTCTCATCCGTGACGGCGATGCCTTCGCCCTGAAGGTCGTCAACGGCGACCGTGCGCAGATCCAGACCATCGAGGCGCACCGCGTGGGCGACCCTACCGACGCCGACACCCCTGCCGATTGCTGGGACGGCATCGGCTTCGGCAAGTACTACGAGCCGATTTACTACAACGTGTACAAGGCCGACGGCTCCTCGAAGAAGATTGAGGCCCAGTCCGTGATGCACGTCATCGACACCGAGACGACCTCCGGCTCTCGCGGCGTACCAGTGCTTCAGTCTAGCCTCTCGAGTATCCAGGACGTAAAGGAAATCCTGGAATTGGAGCGACGTGCAGTGAAAGACAACGGGGATACGACTCGTGTAATCAAGAAGGGGTCAGGTTTCCTCGACGACGATGCGGCCTCCGAGATCGCGTCGAACCACAACTCCGCCGAGAACATCGCAAGCCAGATGGGCGGCAAGGCCATCGTGCTCGAGGCCTCTGACTCTTTCGAGTCCTTCGAGAGCAAGCGCCCGAACAGCACCTTCGTCGGCTTCCTCGCGGCGCTGGAGAAGGATATTTGCTCCGTCCTCCCTTACGAGTTCGTGAAGGACGTCACCGCCGCCGGCGGAGCTGGGGTTCGCCTCGTGACCGCCAAGTCCGCCCGCGTCTTCGGCAAGTACCAGAACGTGATCATCGAGGCCTTCTGTCAGCCGACTTGGGAATACATCATCGCCGACGGCATCGCCAAGGGCGAGATCCCTGACGACCCCCGCTGGTGGTCTGCCTCCTGGACGACCCCCAAGTCCGTGACCGTCGACGCCGGCCGTGAAGCCGCGAATGACCGGGCAGACATCGAGATGGGCCTCATGTCCATGTCTGAGCTCTACGGCCAGCGCGGCCTAGACTTCCGCTCCGAGATGGAGAAGCGAGCCGCCGACATGGCGCACATCCAGAACCTCGCCCGCCAGTACGGCATCCCCTTCGAGCTGCTCTTCCGCCCGACGAACACCCCGCTCGGCACGGTCGCCCAAGTCGACCAGGCTGAACCGCTTCCCGGCACCAACCTTAACGAAAAGAAATGACCCGCTTCCTCTCCCATGCACTCAAGGGCCGTGAGCCAATGCTCATCGACCCGTCCAAGGCCCAAGACTTCGCGGTCATGGCCGAGAAGTTCGGCTTCTCCGACATGCTCGCCCAGATCTTCGGCGTGGCCCCTGCGCCGTACATAGTCGACGGCGTGGGCGTCATCCCGATTGCCGGCCCGATCGGTAAGGGCGTCTCGCCCCTGGAGCGAATGATGGGCGTCGCCGACGTTAACGAAATCTCGGCCACGGTCGACGCGATGGCCTCCGACCCTGCGGTCGAGAAGATTGCCTTCAACATCTCCTCCCCTGGCGGCACGGTCACCG